ACTGATCTAAGTGGAGAAAGCCCTCTTCTGTGATTTCTAGGATCTATTCTCTCTCTAAGATGTATCATATCCTCAGGAATTATTTCTAATGTGTTGCCTTTTTGTTTGTATTGATACATAGTTATAAGCTGTTCATTGTTCCCTTTAACTTCTACCATCTCTGGTAACAATGGAACTAACTGAACTACTTGTCCTGCATCATTCCTTAGTTTTAATAAGAAAGCATCTCCAGATACAGCTATAGAAGTAACAATGTAGTTATTCATTAAACTAGAACTCATATTTGGATTAGGATTATCCATTAATTCTTGTGCAGGATGATTAGGCACATACTCCATACCCTCATCATTCTTTAAATAAACTTTAAGAGGAGGCTCACTAAATGCAGTACCTAAAACATTTAAACAGGCTAATGCAGCAGAGTTACCCTCTGGAGACATCTGATTGACTCCACTAAAGAAACCTGCATCAGAGTTAAATGGAAAAACTATATTTGATGTTGGAAAATTATTATATGTTTTTTTCTCTGTATTGACTTCTTGACTACTAAAGAAACCTCTAATATTATCTGCTATACCCAATTAGGTTACACTCCAATTTGTCTTTCTAACTATTCCAAACCTAGCTGCATAAGCTAAGGCATCCACCATATCATCATGAGATCCAGAGGATGGAAAGCTAGTTAATTCTCTTTCAAATTCTACAAGCCATTTAGCATTTTTCAAAAACCATATAGAGCCATTTTCTACACCTGCAGCAGCAGGAACAGCTCTAGCAGTTTTTGATTTGTCTGCCTTTAAGTTCTTTATTGGCAAACCCTGCCTCCTAGCCATCTGAATAATACCAAGCCCAAAACTAGAATCCTCCACTCCCAACCAAGACATGTTGTATTCATTTATCTTTGCTTCTATCTGTGGAAGTAACTCTGGAGCTTCTAGTCTGGCTCTGAATACATCCATTACTAATAGCTTACCACTAGGAGTTGAGCCAACTGTCATTATTACTGAGTAATCAGCAGTTTCCTTAATACTTAGTGCTGTGTCCATAGTGCCAAAGATAGATAAATCACTATGCTTAACAACTTCATCTCCTAAGATATATTCTGGATCATCTCCTGCAATAGTGTCATAATACTTAAACCATTCTCTTTTGAACATGTGTCCAACCTCAGTAAATTCTGCTAGGAACTCTTGAGCATACACAAGTGATCCTAGTTCCTCTCTGGCTTGTGCTAATTCATCTTTGTTAATTCTAGGAGATTGCTCTGTAGGATAATGAAAGACTTTCCAATCAGCTCTCCTTTTAGCATTATCAAATAACTCATAAAACCAATTCATTCCATTAGGAGTAGATATAAACAATGCTTTGCCTAAACTATCACTAAGTATTGGTCTAACTGTTTCCCAAGTTTCTTTGTCCATATAAGCAGTTTCATCAAAGATAATAAGAGATATACCACCTGCACCTCTAAGAGTTTCTGGCTTATTAGCTGATTTTATTTGTATAGATCCACCATTGGATAATACAATTCTTTTCTCTACTTCTCTTACCTCTGCATAGTTCTCTGGTAACTGTCTAACTAATGATTTAAGATTTAACCAAGATTCTAAACTCTGTGGATATACAGGAAAGATAACCCATACCTTTAAACCTTTAAGAGCTTGATCTACTGCTGCAACTAAAGATAAAGTAGTTTTACCCCATCTCCTGCCACATACTGCAATAACAAATCTATTCTCATCTAATGCTTGTATTACTTCTATTTATCTGGCTCATCATCCTGCTCCCAATCCCATTTAAACCTTATTTGTGGTTGTTCTATATGATTTACTGTTACTTGAGGTTGTCCTAAACCATAAATCTGGCTAATAATCTTATAACAAATATCTAAGATTCCTTTAAGTTCTGTAGGATTCATAGAAGCTAAATCTCTTTCATTTATTTCATTAATTATTCTAAATATTAAAGGCTTAAGATTATCTGCTAGATCTCTAGCTGTTTCTCCTACTTGAGCAAAAACTTCACTAATTATCTGCTCATTTAGCATTTTATTTATAGCTTTTACTCTATCTGTCCATTGATTTTTAGCAGCAATTTGATAGATTCTCCTATCTGACAAACTGAAGTTTTGAGAAACTTTTTTAAGTGTTCTAGAAGCTCCTAAACCTAAATAATATTGAAATCTTTTAAAATCTATATTTGATTCTCCAACCTGTTGCTGATTAGGTAGAGCTAAAGACATATCATCTATATAATCCATAGAATTAGTATAACTTATTGATTGTTTTTACAATGCTCACTACCAAATTTACAATTGCAAATCTGAGTAAATGATCCATCCTCTTTTTTAGTTATTAAACACATTTTTTTCACAATCAGAACATAAATCAGAATCAAACTCATCCCAGAATGGCTTTAGGCATTCATCACAATCTCTTGATTCTATATAATTAACCATTTATCTTAATTACATAAAATAACTTGATACAAGAGTAACAATAGCAATAATAGTTCCTATAACTGTATAAAATTCTTTTCTATCAATTTTATTTTCAATCTTAGAATCAATATCATCTAATCTATCTAAAACCAATTGCAGCATCTCTTTCTGAGTAAATCCATTATCTGCCATAGTATCAATTTACAGGTAAAACACAGAATAATGAAATTTTTATAGATTCTTTAGTGCCATTCTCTAAAATCCAAGCAGATTTAGTATTTTTAGCAAAGAACTGTATTATGCCATATCTCCAGAGTATTTTCTTTGTTTTTGGATCTACAATTCTTAAATCAGTAGGAATAACAAACTTTACTTTTTGATGCTTCTTGTATTTAATCCCCTGATAAATCATTACCAAATTTTTCCCTGTAGTGCATTCTTTTTGCAATTTTTCTATAAGTAGTTGTATCTATAGCATTCATAAGTAATTTATTTTCATCATCTACCATATTGATATAGAATATATGCAAAAAATTAATTAAAGTTTCTACAACTTCATCTTTAAACTCTGTTTCTCCTTTAAGTGTTTTAGTATAAATATCAAAGTTGCCATTATGATTCATAGTTATCTCTAATAAACATTAGGCAAGTCATATAGCCAATATTTATATCATCTGCAGCATATTCCATTTTTACCTCTTAAATTAAAATGTTTTTCTGCCATAGGAATCCTCCCATTACTTTGTTGCATAATTTCTAAATGATTTTCCAGACAATCACAAAAATTTCTATCTAATAATTCTTTATAAACATAAGTATCCAAAGTTTTATAAGGTATCATAAAAGATTTTTCAGTTGCCTTTTTGACTTCTTGTTCATCAGTAACATAATCAATATCTATACCTATAAATCTATTAGGAACACAGTTAAGAAATACTAAACCTGCTTTTGTGTTCTTTTCTTTTGCTTTTTCCCTAAGATTTATTACTTTACTTGCAGAGATCCACAAATTGCTTATATGTTCTCTACTAAAATTATGCCAATATGCAACAACTTGAAGCTCCATTATATAAATATCATCAAATATTTTACAGACAAAATCCTCTCCAAAGTCCTCAGTATTTTTTATTATTTGCCAACCTGCCATATCACATACTTTATTCCAAAATGGTCTAGCTTTTCTGACATCATACAAATCATATTCATCAGCTTTAAAATCTCTCCTGCCTACACTATTTGTCATATCTACCCCAACAATGTTTGGAACTGTTCCAATGATGCCATCCATCATAATAAGAAAGCCATCTAGCAGCTTTTATATTTGTTTCTGCATCATACATATCTAAATCTTTATTATAGATATCATTTTCAAGCCATTTTTCTGTTTTAGAATTAAATTGAAATAAGCCCTGATCATAAGTGCCATCTTTGTTATATCCTGTAGCTTTCTCTCTGCCATCAGATTCACAACTCATAACAGCTAAAGCAAACAAAGTATCATCCTCAAAATATCTATGAGTTAAGGCATACCATTGTTTTACATCTTGCAAGTGATTGCACAGTAAATAATCATCTATAGATTG